AACGTGACATCTTATGTCGTTCTATTACGTATTGAGCTTGATCTACATTTGTAGCATCAGGGTCAGGGTAAAAATCCCAAACAGAAACATGTGATATTTGTGGGGTTGTTTTAAAGACAGGTGTATATTCACCTTCTTCATCCCAATTAGGATATTCTTTATCTACAGCAAAAGGACCTTTCATTACTCCTGTTCCGAATAATGCCATCTCAAATGCTGTGCTTCTAAGATATTTGTTAGCATGTGATTCTTCTAGTTGGTCGTGGATTTTCTTTTCCATATTTTTTGCCGCAACCATCGCAGGACTAAACGTAACTGCTGTAGGAGTTCTACCAATACCTTCTTGCAAATTTTCAATATCTTTAAGATTTTCTGCCAAAGGACCAAGCCTACCTTGCAGACTAGCTGCAGTAGCTCCTTTAGGTAAGTCCATACCATCTCCCTTGAANCCATAAGGGGATTCCATATCTGGTCTATTACGTAATTCTTCAGGTTCTTTAGGGTCGAAACTAACATCTTTAGCTACTCCTTCTGGTAAAGTGGTTGGGTCTACACTTAATGGAAATTTGTTATTAGCAAATAAAACATCTACAATCTGTCCATAAGCTGCAAGTGTTTTAGTCTTAGTTACTTTAATAAATACTCTAGATTTTTCTGCTTCTGTAAACTGTACATCAGGAGAATATAATCCTCTATAGTTTCTATATGCCCTTGCCCATCTCTGCTCATCTTCATATCTAGAGTCTTCTGATTTTTTAAACTTAGATACTACATAGTCAGACAAAGCATCAAATTTTACATCTGATACAAATGAGTCATCAGAGTCCTCTAATGCAATAGCATCGTCTTCCATATTTATTTCATTTTCTTCTGCCATAATATTTAATATCCAAAGGTTGCATCTGCTACAGGCATACCACTACTAGGTCTGCCCATAGGGTCATAGTCAAATATACTGAATCTTGGTCTTGACATTATACCATATCTTAACGCATCATACAAGTGATCTTCTGAATGAGTGTCAATATCTTCAGGGTTCTTTTTATCTATAGGTAGTGCAGGTAACTGCGATGTTATATTTGTACAAGTATTAAAAAACACAAGTCTAGGTTCTTCTGTATATTCATCTACCTGCAAACGTCTATGTATCTCATTCTTACCTGATACACGACTACCTTTACTTCTATCTGATGGTCTAAATCTACACCCTCTCATAGTCATTTGTTCTGCTAAAGAAGGTCCTGTATCGCCACGTTTATGCCATAGCGAACTGTCTAGTATTCCATACTTTATATTGCCATCTCCTGCTTCTGCTTCTAGGATCATATCTGCCAAATCTGCGGCAAGGACTTTGCTAACGTAAAGTTCTCTGTAGACAATAATTTGTTCAGATGGTGATACAGCAAACCAAAGGACACCAGACTTACTACCATAACCATAATCGCAAGCTCTAAACTTAACCCAATTAGTAGGTATCCTATAAGGCTCAACAGTGTGGATATTCCTATCAAACTCAGTAAAAGCAGCACCTTCCTTAATATCCCAATCGCCATCCAATAATTGCCTTCGTTGTTGTTCAGGTAACGATAGGAGCATGGCTTCGTAATCCCCCTGCTCTGCAAGGTAAGGATTGTCTGATAATCGTGCAGGGATAAATCTCCTCTTGAATAGTGCTCTGCCAGCTTTCTCATGTCCTGCTGGATACTTGAGTGCTTCTCCTGTTTCAATATCTGTGGCATCAAACTTTTGTCCATAAGGTGCAGGATCAATAAACATCTTCTTTACCCAATGATGTCCTCTTCCTCCGGGGTTTGTTGTTGCCCTCATAAAAATTGGTAAGTCATGTGCAGTAGAACGTAAACGTGATCTCATATAATTCCATGCAAAAGGACTTGCCCATTGCGTTAACTCATCAAAGCCTATCCAACTAAAAGCTAAACCCTGATATCTTAAAACGTCATCATCTCTATCAAGATAAGACATCCATAGTCTTGCACCTGACGGTGCTACCCATTGCATCTTTCGTTCTGACCATTTTATACCAGACCAAATACGTGGGTATATTTCTTGTGACTTATATATAAGTTCTCTTAATTCTTCTGTCGTGTGTCTTAGTAGCAATCCACTAAATGATGGATGACCCATGTAACGCAGTGGGTCTGCTAACATAGCATACGATTTACCACCACCTGCTGAACCACCATACAAAACTTCTCTTTCGCCTGCGGCTAAGAAGTCAGTCTGAGGTCCTGCATTAGGTTTGAATATAACATTATTCTTTTCTTCAATAGATATAGTCTCAATTTTATCTACTACCTTAATGCTAGGTTTTTGCTCCTGTTCTACTTTCTTCGATTTTTTTGATCGTGTTGATCGCTTTTTCGGCATAGTCTGCCCACTTGCGTAGGCTTCTAGCTTTGTTCTTACGATATTGCTCATGCTGTAACCTTTTTCTTAGTCCTACATGAGATATATAACGATCCGTTTGTTTTGTTAGCCAATTAGCTACCTCTCTATATGAATACTGTTTAACGTAGTTTCTAGCCATCTCTAGCTTGTCTAGCTCGTTTTGTATAGGTTCTAGTACGTCAGGGTCTTCCAAGCTCTGTACGTAGCCAAAAGGCACTGTACGAGCTATACGTGGTATCTGTGTCCATTCATTGTCTTCTTTTAAGTCTGTAGGCTGTGGGAGTTTCCATTTACCTACTGATCTATTCATCTTCGTCTTCTGTTTTCTTTACAGGCATAAGCATAACACCACCGGTAGCTTCTACCTGCATTTTTTCAGTTTTAACTAAACCTGTTCTATCTAACAATTCTTTAGCAGCAGACATCTTATCTCTAATACCTAGCTCTGTAGGATCATATAAACCTCCTACCATAGCCATTGCAGCTTTAGGTGCATTTCTACTCATGTACATTTGTGTTGCTTCCATGATCTCGTCTTTCATAGATTTAACTATATCATTTGTAGATGTACCATCGGCATAGCCTGCTAACTTCTTAGCTGCTACTACATCTCCACCTGCTTCATCAAATAAAACAGCTAGAAACTTTTGTTGTCTTTCTGTTAGTTCTTTACTCATGCTGGTATTTCCTTAATCATTTGCTTTTCAACACGGTCTATGAGACGTTGTGCTCTTTCAGGTGTTTGCTTATACCAATTACTGTCTTGCATCTCGTCTGCCATACTTGCCCAATCTAAATCCTCTACGGCAGCAATCATGTTTTTAAATTTAGACAGTCTAGGTCTACCTAATTGAAAACACATATTAGCTAATACACGTTGTATTTCTTCAGGTAGGTTGTTAAATTGCGAAAAGAGTAGGTTACAATCTTTTATAGTTGTTTCTATGTCTTTCGCAAACCAATCATTTATTTGTTCGTGTGATATTCTAGTTCCTACAGGCTTATCATAAAACTCTTCATCCCATTCCGTAATTAAGTGCCCTATTCCTCCGGTTAAATGCCCAAGGGAGCAATGGTACGTTTCATACTTGACACCTTCATCATCAGCGATTTCGTCTTGTAGTTTAATTAGGTTCATTATTTAACTTTCCTTGATTTACCATCAAAAGGTTTTGCACCTTTTACATTGTCAGAACCTTTACCTGCTGGACTAGAAGAAAAAGCAGCTATAAAAGCACCTGCTCCCGGAATAGCTCTTANACCNATTTTNTTTGCTATATCCTTTAAGGTGTTGCTCGTTCCCTTTTTAATAATATCTTTTTGTTTTTTAATTAACTCATTCTTAACTTTAATATTCTTTTTTTCTAAGTCTGAGTTTTTTATCTTCTGCAATCTTTTTAAATCTTCTTTAGCAAAAGATAACTTAGCTTTATCTACCTTTGTTTTACTCTCATTTATTTTTTTATATTGTTTTTTCTTTCTTTCCTGTATCCTATTTGTTTTAGTATTCTTAGGACCCATTGAATATATACTTGCAGCTCCTGCTACACCCATCAAGGCAGCTCCTGCTGCTTCGGCTTTCCTGTCACCCATTATTTTTTCCCTATAATTTTCATTGCTTGTCCTGCACCTTTAATTCCAAAGGATGCACTAATTGCTATAAACAAAAGATACTGATACCACTCAGGGAGTGTATTCAATACTTCAAAGCCTACTCTTACGTATTCTGTCATGCTAGGTATAAATACAAGTATAGCAGGTAAAAGTAAAACCGTCAAGGCAAATTCGTCTTTCCATGAATTATCTGTAGCATCTGCCATAGACTTCTCCCATTGTACTTCGCCTGTAGCCACTTTCTCTGCTACTGCTGCTTTAGCTTTAGCTTGTGCAACTTTAGCTTGTCCATCGGCTTT